CCTACTATCATTGCCACCGTGTCGGCTGCGTTCATTGTAGCCGTGTCTTTTGTTCCCAACCCTATGCCATTAACGAATCGTGTCTTTGCCGCCGTTGGGGAATACTGCGCCGTTGCGCTTACACTAATCAACAATATTAAACCTAATAAATATCTCATATCTTTTCTTTTATTCAACTAAAATTATAACATTTTCACCATTCACAAACGGCACATCCGTCGGAACTGACAACGTACCCGCCGCAACCGACCAAGTGCAACCATTCGGCGATGGTGGCGCACCGCTATACACCAAAGGCGCAAACGTTGTGCCACCGCGTGATCCGTAAATCATTGTCGCACCTATTGCCGTAGTAAACGTGTGCGATGTTTCGTCGCCCGATGCCGTCCATTGTAAAACGTAGACCGTTGTGCCGCCGATAACGATGCCGCCTGGTGTTATCTGCGTGCCTGTCGTTGAATACGCGCCCGTGCCTTGTAACTTACAAGAATAAGTACCTAACGCGTCGTAAGGCCCGTTAAGCGTAAGCGACGCAAGATTAACGTTGCCGTTAATAATCACAAGACCGCCCGCCGTTCCGTTATCAATAACAAACTTTATTAAAATAGTTGTGCGATTTTGTTGCATTTGCAACAAGTATAAATAATTGTAATTGTCTAATATCACAAGACCATCGCAAGAAATCTGCCACGCGGCCGTATCGTTCTTATATTGTCTATACCAAGCCGACGCTTGATTTGTTACCTCTTTTTGGTCTACTTGCACATCAAACGCGCACGAAGTCGAACACGCAAAAGGGATGTCGGTATTAGTCACGGTGTCGTGATAGTAAAGAACCATATTTGAGCCTATGACTGGATTCATTATTGTATAGGTGTTACGGTGAATTGAGTTAATATTGTTGATTCTATCTCTGCGTCGCTAATATCCAAATATGTCACGGACGATTCACTATTCACTAAATCTATTGTCATATTTCCGTTAATATATTCGTTTGCGCTTACGCTTATTTGTGACGGGTCGGTGTCAATCATTCTAATTAATTCGGCGGCCGAATAAGTCACTCCTAATGTAATCATTCCGAACACACTAGCGTTGATATTAATTAAATTTTTACGATAACAATTTATGTATTGTTTCATAATCAATTGGCTCAATCCTTGAAAACGCTCAAATGGTTTTCCATATCGATACCATCCTGTTGATGCTTTGTAAATGCCCGAATCAAGAACCGAAACAATGCCTTTAGATGCGTTATAATTATAACGCCCAATACCATCGCCTGTGTATATTGGGTAACCAAAAGGCAAATCGATAGTTTTTGAATATTGTTCGTTTGTGGCAATAACCGATTTTATTGCATTGTCGATTATTGTTCCATTGATAGTTAAATCAAAATTACCGATTGTTAAATTAGCCGATGTAATACCAACTTTTTGTTGCACTTGAATACTAACCAAACCCGCTATCGGTGCTGGCGGTGTCTTTATGCTAAACGCATTAACTGTATCAACTGTTCCCGAAGAAAGCATTGGAATTTGATAATAATTATCATAAGGTGCAACTGCATTATCTTGCCAGTTCCCATCAATATTGATGTAATAAATTGGCGCACCACTTCCGTTGCCTGTCAAAACTATTGGAACGATTGCGCGTGCCGTTGTTGATGGAAATTCTTGATTATAAATAGTAAACCCAAAAGTAAATCTATCCTCTTGATTTATATGTAACCCCGTTGCACTACTTACCGTTGTTTGACCTATTGCACCACCACTTGACGCGCCACAAGTCATAACAAAATAATTGACGTCTAAATCTGCATTCTCGGTTACAACTACACTTCCACCTGTTACTTGTGTAAACGTCGTCCAAAAATCAGCCGAACCCGATGTCAATAATTTTAAATCTGCATTTGGTATGTAATTCGGTGCGTATTGCGTTTTTTGATTGCAATAAAAGTTATTAAATCCTTTTTTAAACAATTTAACCTGGCTATTATTAACGAAGTACATTCCCGTTGTGTTGCCCGTGTAAGGTTGTATAATAGTAAGCGCGTCGCTTATTTGTCCCGAATTAACAACCGTTCCCGTTGCATCATATTCCGTAAAATATGGAACATCGGCCGCCCATTGATTAATCGAAACAATATACCATTTTGCGTGCGCTTGAAATATGCGACAACCAAAAGATGTAAGTATTTGTCGTAATATGCTTAAACAATCGGTGTATTTGTTATTGTCGCTCAAAAAACACGTCGGTGTTATAAATCCTTGATTGAACGGGTCTTTGTAAGAATTAGGAACGCGGGTTTCCATAAACTGCGCATAATAAGAACAAGCGGCAACTATATTTCTATTCGTAGGGAATGCAATTTGTTGCAAACACTTTGTAAAATAATAAACTATCGTTTGCGGATTGTTTCTAGTGTTTGGATAGCCACTTGCTTCGGGATTTGGTAAAGGTATATCCTTCAAGAACCCTAAACCATCGATTGCATCGAATATAAGTTGCCTTCTGCCCGTTGTATAACTAAATTGAATATTATCACTCAACACAAACCCAACCCACTCTAAAACGCTATTTAAATACAATTCAACATAATACTTCCTATCCTGTAAAGTAGCAAAGTTTGGAACATTATCTAAATCGTCGGTCACGTCAAGCGTGATAGATAATTGCGATGCGTAGATTGATTCAAAAATATCGTCACTATTTGCAAGATATTGAATATTGAAAGCAACGCCAGGATATTCAACAATAGAACCCGTGTACCCGTCGGTGTATATTTTTATTAAACCAATAACGTCGTTCTTGGTTGCAAATGTTGATTGATATTGTTGACCGTATGCCATTAACTACCTCTCCTTAAATTTAATGCGACGTTAGAACGTTGTAATGCCAAAACTAAATCATTTCCGCGAAGTGTAAACTCACCTTGTTGTGAACCTTGTTGTTGTGAGTTGCTACCCATTGACGTGACCGCACCCGCATTCATTGAATTACGAACAAGACCGCTCATTTGCGCGGGTGTAAGTATTGCTTCCGTTCCGTGTAGTAATTCGATGTGTCCGCCTTGTGGGCCTTCTGAAATTCCGCCTTTTGCTTTACCTAATCCAAGAAAACCTTTAAATAAACTCATAAATCCGCCCCCACTTGCACCCGCTACATTTCCACCTGGTAATACGCTTAATATGGCTTGAAACACCAATGCTTTTATAGCCGCTTTTGCAATATCCTCGGCAAGTTTCTTAAACATATTACCTATTGCATCACCAAGATTTGCCCCGTTTTCTAATGCAGTAAATAAACCATCAATTTGCGGCCCTACAACTGACATTATTTGACTTGTTTCGGCTAGTGCTTTATTAAATTGATTTTGCGCTTTTGCAGCCGCTTCGGTCTTTGCATCATATTGCATCAATGGCCCAGACTTGCCACCGCCTTCGCGCAATTGTAATGCTTCGATAGCCGACGCGCCACCTATTGATAATAAGAAATCCTTTTTCTTTGAACGTTCAAGTGATGGAAGTATAGCGTTAATATATTGCTCAAGTTCTTGTTGCGCTTCCGTTTTATCGGGTAAAATAAAACCTTCTAATTTATGTTTTTGATGAAATTTATTAATTAAATAATCAACATTATATTCTTTTTTTGTATCTCCTTTTGATAGTTTATCCGCGTTTTCAATCGCTATTTCTTGAACTATATTTTGTGCGCCAATAATATCAGTTAACGATTTTTCTCTTGCGTTTAATTTAGCCGTTTCGGCATCTAATTCTTTATATTTATTTATTTTCCTTTCCGTTATTCTATTTTGTTGGTCTTGAACCGATAAGGTTACACCAGTTCCGCCCCCTATTCCGCCTGTTCCACCACCAAAAACTATATCAGTTGATGTACCTTTAACTCTTAAAGATTCATTATAAGTCGCATTGTCTACCTTTCTTTTTTGGTCTTCAATATCTAATTTTTGCGCTTCAATTTCTGAAATCTTTGCAAGTGCTGCTTTTGCTCTTGCTTGTTTTATTATAGATTCCGTTAACGCGTCGGTTGCCGTTTTTGCTTCACCAGTCTTGATAACTTCAAGCGATAAATTTCCATAAGTTGTAGGAAATAATTGTTGTAATTCTTTAGCGGCTTTATTTCTCGTATCCATTGACAAATTAACATTTGTCGCCGCATCATATAATGATTTTAATGTTGCAATTTCTTCACCCGCGTTTTTATTTGCGTTTTTGTTTACATCGTTGTAATCATTTAATTTTTTTTCGCTTTCTGATATTTTATTACTAAATAACCCAAGCGCATCGGCCGCTTTCATTATAGCCTCAAAGCCAAGATTAAATATTCCCGCGATTCCTATGCCTGGAACTATATATGCTATTTTTCTTATTACACTATAACCTTCACTAAAAGCATTGCCTGCCTTTTCTGCGGCTGCGACACTTTCTGCGCCTAATGTTACATAAGCAGATTTTTGCGCTTCTATTTGCGCCGTTACGCTTTTTATCTCATTACCTAACCTGGTAATTCGTGCGGGTTCAGTTGCTTGATTTAATCGTTCTTTTAATAAACTTAAACGGGTGTTTAAGTCGCCTAACGACATCTTAAACTTGTCAGTTTCGGCCGCCGTTTGCTGCAACGATGTAAGTGCGCCTTTATTGTCGGCCGTGATGACTATTTTGAGAGTTTCTGTTGCCACGGCTTAATTTTTTTTACTATATAAATTTATGCTTCTTTTTATTTCCTCGGGTGTTAATGGTTCACCCTTGTATTCGGGTTCATCAATTGGCAAAGGGTGAAATCTATTCTCATTCATTTTGTTTTTTTCACCGCTACCCATTAAGTAAACCATATACGCCACACGACGCGTGCGCGCCCATTCGTTTGTTTCCGTTCTTTGATGCGCGATAGAATAGATTGACCATTCACGCCAAGTCATATTCCAAAATTCGTCAATGCTTATTCCACATTGAACGGCTTGAACTAGAACATCATCCCACGTTAGTTTGCGACGTCGACGTTGTTTTTTTTTTCGTCAATAGTTTGTTCTACGTTTTGCTCACCTGGTAAGGGTGTCACGGTGTTGACGGTCGTATTAACAACGTATTGAAAAAAATCAATCATCGGCCCATCCTTTGCCAATATTCCGCCGCATTCGTCTACCCAATCGCCGAAATCAAATTCGGTGTATTCAACAGGCCCACGAACGGCACATTCGGCCGCTGCTTGCAAGAATATAGCAATCTTTCTAAAATCGTAGGCAGAACCTAGCAACGAACCGAAGAAGTCTTCAAGTGGCAACGGGGTTTCTTTAGTTCCCGCTAACTCGCACGCCCTTCGCATCGCCCAAGTTCCCCACTTTAGGGGAACAATTCCGCTTTTTAGTTTTAGTTCAAACATAGATTAATATGTCATTGTTTGTAAGAATGGTGGGTTTGCATTTCTAAACGTGATAGTGAAAGTCATCAACGCGTCGAATGGTGCAACCAATTCAAACTTTGTGATAAAACAAGTACCGCTATAAACGACGTCGCCGCTTGTTGGTGATGCTTTACCAAACTTAACTGGGAACTGAACTTTTTGAGAAAACAAATCGTAAAGTTGTGTGTAAGAATTTACGGTGTTTGCGCCGTCTTGGTCAATTGCGTTTCCTTCGCCGCTGATTGTGTCTTCAAACTTTGAACCTGGAATCCATTTGTTTCCGCATTTGCTTGAACCATCAAGTTCGGTAAGCGATGCACTGATTGTGTTTGTTTTTAAACAAGCCATTGGCACAAAAGTGCCACTACCAGTGCGGTCAATTAATACAAGGATGTCCGTTCCATTAATTTCTAATTGTGCCATT